ACATCGTCCCTCATCCACATCAAAAATTGTGTCAAAGAACCATTCCGCATCACATTTCGAAACTCTGGGGCCGCCGCTGGGTCACCTGGTGCAACATTGATTGCATCTACAGTCCACTTCCACACGTCCGGGATTCGCCCTGGAGCCAAAGGATCAAAATCCTTTAGAACTGAACCCTCCGCATAGTTCTCATCGACAGTGATTGTGACCCTATGCCTAAAACGACGCATCAAAGCTGCAACAGACCCTATCCTCTTGAACGCGTTCAGGTAGGTGTGCCCGAAGTTAGTAGTCCCTACCACCAACTTAGGCCGTGCTGGACAATTACCTTTATCTTCGATCTTTGCTTTATCTGGCATAAAAGGAACGTTATTGATTAAATCAACAACTGGGTTGATGGTAGCATCCTCCTGTAGACTGGCATGCGCTCTCCCTATGTCGTCCAACTTCACACACCACTGCCACGAACTAAACCCATCCCAGAAATTTGCTTGAGCATTCGGTGTGAACGTGTACTCATGCGAATTGGGCAAATCTTTCAAAGCCGCGAAATACTTGACGACTATATCCGTGATTGTAGATTTTCCAACACCAGAGCCGCCATGGATCAAGATAGCATACGGAGATTCCCGTAATGCTGTCTTATTCCTCTCAAGGATATACGCACGCTTCATATTCTCCACCTTGCCCATCATGCGCCTGATCACCTCCCTATCACGCGAACCAAGAGTTGAGGCCCGCACTGAGACTGTTGTCAATGAGTCATACAAGACATCCAGTCTCCGAGCGTACTCAAATAGGTTCAGGCCCAATGGTTCAGGATTGGCCAGTTTTGTCGACACATCCTCCAAGAAATTGTACTCAGTGTATAACTCCACGTATCTGTCAGGGCAATGCCACAACGGATCTAGAGAACGCATGGTAATACATTTCCATCCGATCGTCAGAAGCCAGTTAAAAACTTCCATAAAACGAGTTGTCCCATCCACGGCTCGAAATAGCAAATTCTTCTCCATACCCTCAGAAAGGGCATATATGGCTTCCAATGTGAATGGAATCTTGCCAATCATAAATAGCACTGGGCTAACTATGAAAGCAAAAAACATAGCACACTTCTTCCACAATGGTGAGGAACTCGTGTCTTTCAAAGCTTCCGACGAAATTTTCACATCTTCTACGAACTCTTCCAATCCCTGCTCAATTTGAGTGTCTGAATCGTCCATGGAATAATCGATGTCCCCTAGCCCTGTCATCGTTCCCCATCGCTCGGCTATGAACTTCTGGGCCTGTTCCAGAGGATTCAATTGTTGCCTGGAAGAAGAAAGCATTGACATTTCCGGGGGGTCAACATCGACGTGGGGTCTGAGGGCGTCAGTCGCATCCCTCACAACCTTCGCGAATCCATTGGCCCACTCATCAACTGAAGTTGCACGAGTCACCGGCTTTAAAGGTGGCTCAAGCCCGACAGTTGCGCACCAATTGTGCACAGCCGCTCCGACCTCATCCTGATTCTTCTCATTCAGGAAAGGTTTG